GACGGTTCCGTGGTCCTGCTGCGGGCGGGATACGATGAGCAGAGCGGTATCTACACGCTTCGGGGCGGACCCGACTACGCGGAGGATATGCCGCACATGGAGGCGGCCACTTTCCTCTTCGACATGCTGCAATTTTTCCCGTTCAGCGACGGGGACAGAAGCCGCGCTGTTCATCTCGCATCGATGCTCAGCGTCTTCGGCGCAGGCCTGCTGCCAGCCGGAGCGCGGGCTCCGATGTTCATCTACAACGCGAATCAGGTCGGCAGCGGAAAGACTCGACTGGCTCAGATGGGAGTGATCGCGGTTTACGGAAAGTGCGACGCCGGCACCTGGGGAGAGCGGGCCGAGGATTTCCAGAAGGAACTCGATTCGGCTGCGCAGGCGCTCGCGCCCTATCTCTTTTTCGACGACAAAACCGGGCTGCTCAGAAGTCAGGCCCTGAACCGGTTCGCCACATCGGGGCAACTCGGAGGCCGGGTGCTTTGCACCAAGGAGCGGTTCTCCGTGCCTCTGCGGACAGTGATTCTGATCACGGGCAACCACTTGCGGTACAGCGATGACATCTACAGGCGCTCTCTGATTTGCGACCTGTGGGCCAGAGTGCAGTACGATCAGCGCAAACTGCCGGCTGAGGCCATCGACATGACAGAGGAATGGTTGAGGGCCGAGGTGAACCGTAACCGGATACTGGCGGCGTTGTGGTCACTGGTGAAGCACGCGCAGGAGTTGCAGGCAGTGCGCCCGGCAATCATCGCACGGAAGATCGGGTCGTTTGAGTCGTGGTCGGAAATCATTCCTCCGATCCTCATACACGCCGGCCTCGGAGATCCGACTGAGGTGCCGAAGGTCGTGGAGGCCCAGCCGCATTTGGAAGATGCGCGTAAGCTGGCCCGCATTGCGCTTGATGAACTGGTCGGTGATAGAGCGGTGCATCCCGTCAGGGTCGCGCAACTGGTTCCGATAGCGCGGCTCAATGGCCTGTTCCCGGACAAACTCGGAACGCTTGATGATATCATCCGCGAGCTGGATTCGGGCCGGGGTAAATGGAAACCGGTGCAATACGTGGAGCCGACACTGGTCGGTGAGTCCTACAAACACCGCGATCCTGACGCCTCTGAGAAGCGGAAGCAGGCCGCCGAATGGACAGACCGCGGGATGATGACCGCATTCGGATATGCGATAAAGAAGCTTATGAACGGCATGGAGTTCTCCAACTCAAAGGGCGACCGCTACCAGTTCGGCATGCGCGGCGAGGACAGGCACGCGACCTACACCTGCACGAGGTTGTAGTCCGGCGTGTTTCCCGTGCCCTTCCCGTTTTAGAGGAACGGTCGTCTGCCCCGTGCCCCTACGCTTTACGCTCGGGCTCACCGTGCCCAAAGCTCGCTGAAGGCTTGGAGAGGTGTGCTCCAATCATGGGGAGGTGTGAAAGGTCCGCCAAAGGTGTGCAATTCATAACTTATTGATTTCCAGTCCTTCTCCGAAGGAGTGCACACCTTTCATACCTTCTCCGGGAAAATCGGTACGAAATTGAAAAACAGGAAATAGTGAATCGCCGGGCGTGCCATTGTCCCCTCAAGGTCTGCAAGGAGTGCAGGCAGGGAAGGAATCTTTTTCTTCTGTCCCTCACCTACCGAGTTTCCCGACCCCAGGGGGACAGGCGCGCCGAATCCCGGAAAAAGTCTTGTCACTTTTGGCACCTCCGAGGCTTTGACATTCCTGGATAAGGGCATGGACGACATCAATCTCGAAGCTGCCCTCTCCCGCATGGACGGCCCGCCGGGTATTCCGCGGGAAGCGTGCTTCCCTCTGGGACGCCGGCTGCACACTCAGCGCCGGAAGGACTTGCTGAAGGTGGCCCATCGCCGGGCCGCCCGGCAATTCATCAAGCCGGAGAACGCCGACGGGATCGTGGACGCGCTGCCGATGGAGGAAGGCGACAGCACGCACGGCATCATTCCCGGGGACTTCGTGTTCTGCGACCTGCTCCCGCGCTTGATAGCGAAGCATGGCTGTCCGCCGCGCATCGACATCACCACGCTCTCGATGTCGGAGGGGAACGTCCACACGCTGCTCGGACTTCTGAATCATCCGGCGGAACCGGCGGTCACGCTGCTGGCCAGCGTCTATTTTTGGGAAACCAACACCGCCATCGCCCGGGCCGTGGAGACGATGCTCGTGCCGCATCCGCGATTCCGCTGCGCCGTCGGCAGGCAGCACACGAAGATCATGCTGCTCGACTACCCTGACAAGGTCTGGGTCATCGAGGGCAGCGCCAACCTGCGCTCCTCGAACTGCATTGAGCAAATCACCATCACTGCTGCGCGCGAGGTGCTCGAGTTCCACCGCTCGTGGATCATGGAATTCCATGAGCGGGCCGCCGTCCAAACTCCAGCCGCCACCGTGCCCTGCTTATGACACCCGGCCTGACTACCGACGACCGCGACCTGATCCGCTCCGCTCTCGGCAAAGTGAACAAGCGGATCGTGATGAACATTCTCCAGAAGATCGAGTCTGGCGGCATCCCGTCGCCGCGGGAGATGGAAATCCTCAATGCCTCGTCGTCGCCGGGGCCAGCCTCGGCATCGTCCGGCACGGCTCCCCCGCTGGCACCGGAACCCGAATTCACGCTCGAATGGGCGAACACTCCAGAGGGGCAAGCTGGTGTCGCCGCGAAATATAACGTGAGCACTCGAAAGGTGAAACGCTGGGTGGCCGTCGGCAGGGAAACCGGAGACGCGCCGCCGCTTCACTCACCTGCCGATATGGTGGCATGGGCGGGAAGAATGAAGGACAAGCAAGTCGAGGGCTTCAAATACCGCTGCCCTGCCGAACTTGAGGCCGCCGCCCGAAAGCAAGCCGCCGCTCCCGTCGCCGCCATTCCGACGGCGGACGCCGCAGAAAACGCACCGGGCACGGGGGAGTTGGCCATTGACCTGACCGATTGGGATCCCACGAATGTCAGCTTCGACGACGGCGTCTCCGCTGCGAAGATGAACTTTACCGTGCAGCAAGGACTGTTGCGGCAGGCCTTCGACAGCAAAGACCCTGACAAAATCCGCATCGCCCGCACCGCCTTCAAGGAGGCCCTCGATCTTTACCGGGAAGTAGAGCGCGACCGAAAGAAGATCATGGCCGACCAGGGCGAGCTGCTGCGTCGCGACGTGATCCGTCGCGAGATGAACGATCTGCACGGCAACATCCCCCGGAATCTCAAAATCCGACTGAAGGACAGCTTCACCGAACTGCCTTCCGCCAGCCAATCCAAAGAGGTCTGGCACGCCTTCGTCGAGAACCTCGTCGATGACGTCTTCCGCCGCCTCGTGGAATCAAACTTTGCCGCTCCCGAATCCTCACTCAAATCCGCATGAACACACCTGCCATCCATTGTCTGCACGACGCCGTTGTCCCGCTCTCCGACCTGAAGGAGCACCCTCGAAACCCGAACCGCCACACGCAAAAGCAGAGCGATCTGCTCGCGAAGATCATCGCTGCGACTGGCTGGCGAAACAGCATCATCGTTTCCCGCCGCTCCGGCTATATCGTCGCGGGGCACGGGCGCCTATACGCCGCGCGGACCCTGAAACTGGAATCCGCGCCGGTGCAGTATCAGGACTTCGCGGACGAAGAAGAAGAGCTGCGCCACCTGCTCGCCGACAACCGCCTCGCGGAGTTTTCGCACCGCGACGATGCAGCACTCGCGTCCATCCTTTCGGAGCTGAAGGACGACGGCGGACTGCAACTCACCGGCTACGACGACGATCACATGGAGAAGCTCCTCAAAAAGCTCTCGTCGGACACGAAGTCCGACGCGGAGGCCGAAGCCGTCGTCGATCCGAACGCGCTGCTCGCTCAAAAGTGGGGCACGGCCACGGGCCAGCTTTGGAATCTTGGCAATCACCGGCTGGTCATTGCCGATGCTACCGACCCGGCGACGTGGGAGGCCCTCATGCCTGATGAGCAGGGCAACCTCGTATTCACCGATCCGCCGTATGGCGTGGACTACGAGGACTCGAAAGGGCGCAGCATCGATGGCGACGATTTGAAGCGCGACGACCTCGCCGGATTTCTCACGCGCGTGCTTGCCCTCGCCTGCAAAGCAACCATCCCGGAAGCACCGTTCTACGTCTGGCACGCCAGCTCAACCCGCGACGACTTCACCTACGCCATCAAAAGCGTCGGACTCGTGGAACGGCAATACCTGACGTGGGTGAAAGAAGGCTTCGTGCTCGGCCACGAGGACTTCCACTGGCAGACGGAACATGCCTTCTACCTGAGCAAGCAGGGCACGAAGCCGCGATGGTTCGGCGACCGTTCGCAGTCCACCTGCTGGAAGATCGCAGGCCTGCCGGCGTCCGCGGGTGTCCATGCCGGAAAGGAAGGCGTGCTCATCACCGACGGGAACGGGCGGCACCTGCTGGTCAAGGAAACCGCGCCGCCGAAATCGTCCAGCAAGGTGCGGCATTTCCGCGTCCCTGCCGGCGAAACGATCACGCTGCTTCCCCAGGATGGAAGCACCGCGTGGCGCGTGTCCCGGGATCCGGTCACTGACTACGTCCACCCGAACCAGAAGCCCGCTGCCCTAGCCGCGATGGCCCTCAAGAACTCCTCACAGCCGGGCGACGTGGTCATCGACATGTTCGGCGGCAGCGGATCGACGCTGCTGGCCTGCGAGCAACTCGGGCGCAAGGCGCGGACCATCGAAATCCATCCGCACTACGCCGCCGCCATCATCGAACGCTGGCATCTCGCCACCAAGAAACTCCCGCAGAAAGCCGCATGAGCAACGAAATCCACCGCAACAAATGGAAGACGGAACCGGGCCAGCTTTGGAAACTCGGCGACCACCGCATCGCCTGCTGTGACTGCACCCGACCGGAAGGCTGGGACTTCGGCGACACCACGCGCGCCGCGCTCGTGTTCACCTCGCCGCCCTACGGCCAGCAACGCGACTACGAATGCGAGAACGTCCCGGATTGGGATGCTCTCATGCAGGCATGGTGCGGGAACGTCCCGCTCGTCGCCCGCGACAACACGCAGGTGCTCGTGAATTTGGGGATGATTCACCGGAACGGCGAATGGCTGCCCTATTGGGAGCAGTGGTGCGAGTGGATGCGCCGGCAGGGATGGCTGCGCTTTGCCCTCAACGTCTGGAACCAATGCACCGGCCTGCCAGGTGACTGGAACGGACGCTGCGCGCCGTCGTTTGAGTTCGTCTTCCACTTCAACAAGGCGCTCCGCTATCCAAACAAGTGGCACGCCAAGAAGCCGGAGAGCATCGCCGTCCGCGACAAATACACGATGCGCGAACGCGACGGAACCAAGAAGCGACCGGCGGCGAGTCCCGGTGCCGGTCTGCAGCCGACCCGCATTCCTGACAACGTGTGGACACTGGAACGCCAGAAAGGTCCGGTCGCTCCTGACATGGATCACCCCGCGCCGTTTCCCATCGGACTGCCCGCCTACGCCATCAACACCTACACGGAACCCGGTGAGATTGTCTTCGATCCATTCCTTGGCAGCGGCTCGACATTGATCGCGTGCGAGCAAACAGGCCGACACTGCCGGGGCATGGAACTGTCGCCAAATTACCTCGCCCTCGTCATCGAACGCTGGCACCGTCTGACCGGCGGAAAGCCTCAGTGTTTGGAGCAACCGATCTCGAATGTCTGAGCGCACTCCAGACCAACTCGCACAGTCCCGCTCCACCCCGGAGCGGGACTTTCTCGTCGCGTGCCTCCGCGAGGTGTACCAGCCGCGACCGATCCCCGGCATCGGCGACTGGCTGAAGGCGCAGAAGCTCGAGATCACAGCGGACCAAAACCCGACCTACGCCGGACAGCACTTCGACCCCGACCGCTTCCCGGTCGTCTCGCGGCTCGTGTTCAAATTCTTCGAGACGCCGGGCGCGTTCGAATTGTTCTGCCTGAAGCCGGTGCAGTCCACCTACACCACGCATGTCTGGTTCGCCCTCTGCCACGCGTTCATCTACCGCCCCTGCACCGCCATCCTCGTGATGCACACACGTCAGGAAGTCCGGAAGAAAAAGAAGGACACCTACGCGCCCATCATCGCCAGCATCCCGGATCTCGCCAACAGCGAGCGCCTCGACGGCACGGAAACGACCGCTGAGGAATTCCGGTTCACGCGCTCAACCCTCTACGTCGGCGGTGGCCAGTCCGCCTCGGTGCTCACTTCTACAGCCGCGAACATCGTCATCCTCGACGAATGCGAGCAGCACAAAACGGTCGGAGACACCACCACCATCTCCCTTGGTCGCGGACGGATCACTGCCGGTTCCGAGTGGCGCAAACTGTGCGCGTTCTCAAAGCCGGAGAAGGAAGCGCAATTCGAGAAGGACTCGAAGTCTGGCGAACTGAAATACGTGCCCGAGGAAGGCACCTACATGCACGCGGAGTATTTGTCAGGGAACCAACTCCGTTACGAGTGCTGCTGTCCGCACTGCGGCGAATTCACTGAGCCTCATTTTAAGCAGATCGTCTTCCGGCACTGCCGCATGGAGTCGCTGCCGGGCATGCCGCGCCAGTGGGACAAGGCGCGGATTCTCACCGATACCCGCTGGGAGTGCCCGCACTGTCAGGGCAGCGTGCATGAGGGCGAGCAAAAGAAACGCTGGGTGCTCCAGGGCCGCTGGGTGGAGACACCCTACTCCGCCCGCAAAGGCCGCGAAATGTATCCCGTTCCGCACCCCGGACGGTGGAGCGCGCAGTTCAGCGCTCTGACGGACATTTCCTTCGATTCTCTCACATGGGGAAACATCGTCCTGCGCTTCCTCGACGCGCAGAACGACCCGGTCAAGCTCCGTGCCTTCAACAACGAAATCCTCGGTGTGCCGGAACCCGTAGTCCGCAGCCAGGACACCACGTTCGAGCAACTCCGGCGACTCATCCCCGGCCCAGGCTGGAACGATCCGCCGCCGTGGAAGATGCGCGACGAGGACGGACGCATCACCGGCATCATCCCGCTCCTCTCCAGCCAGGTGAGCTACATCGGCATGACCGCGGACAACCAGAAGGACACCGTCAAGTATCGCGTCCGCGCCTATGGCAAGGACGGGCGGTCCTACCTTCTCGACTACGGCCGCTTTCCCGCGCAGCCGGGATTCCCGGAACTGCGCACCTACCTCAACACGCGACTCTTCACGACTCTCGACGGCGTATCCAGCCCCATCTACAAGTGCTACATGGATATCCAGGGCACCCGGTGGTACGACGCCATCGACCTCTGCCTCGCAGAGCCGGGCCGCGTCATCGCCACCGCCGGAGCAAAGGAATCCCTGCAAACCACCGACCGCGTCTGGCCGGTGAAAGTGAACGCCAAAAGCGGCCGCCCCCTCTACTGCCTCTACTTCGATCACAACTTCTGGGCCGGGCGATTCTACCGGGAGACCATCCAGAACTTCGATCCCAAACGGCACCGCCCCTACGCGCCCGCCACCTACTTCGCCTCCGACACCGGCGACGACTATTTCCACGAACTCATGCAGGAACACGAAGTCTGGAAAAACCGGAAAACCATCTGGGAGAAAGTCAGCCAAAGCGCCGTCAACGACTACGGTGACTGCGAGAAGATCGGCCTCGTGCAGGACTGGTGCGTCCGGATGTCGAAAGAGGCTCCTGACTACCTGTTGAAAGCGGGAAACTAGAACCCGACGATGGTCAGGCATCGCTTGGAAAAAGCAATTTGGTGCAATCGCCCGGACAGAAACAGGAGTGTATCCAGGAGGTTGTGGTGAAGGGTCGCCACAGCATCCTCCACAGCCAGATCAGGGTGACAGCGCGAGGCGCGCGACGCAAGACCGTCCCGAAGATAGGAAGTCGGCGTGACCGTTAGAATCCTCGCTCGAAACAACAGTTCTGCCGAAAGCGCCAGAATCTGATGAGGGCGGGTCATTTGAGTTAATTCATGGCAATCGAAGGGGAGAAAAGTCCGGGTGGCAATGCACACCGTGTCGCACAGCGAGTCGGAGAAGCGAAAGAAGATGTGCTCCAGGTATGTTTCCGCATTTGGCCAGTACCCCTCTGCGATTTCGAGAGCGTGAGAAAGGTCCACAAATGCGGCGAAGTGTTCGTCAGATGGGACATTATCGAGAATGGGCATACGGGCAGGAGGAATTCAGTGTGATTGCGACTCTGCTGCTAAAGTACTGTCCAGCCAGACCGCAAATGTCGTGGACGAGTGTATTATTGTGCGGGTCGCGCCGATGATTCTACCACCGCGAAGCAAGATGCACTGTGGAATGTGGCGCACATCGTACTGGGTGGCTAATTCTTGGTCATCATTTACGTTGATTTCGCGCAGCGCGATGCCGCGCTGGCCGCAGACCTCTCGGGCGCTGTGATGCACGCTGGCGTATTGAAAGTCGAAATCGAACAGTAGGAGTTCGAGGCATTGGTTAATGAAAGGAACACGAGCCGCGTTTCCGGCATGTAGCTTCTGCTCCGCACCGGTTAAGGCACCCCGCTCGCGAAGCAAAATGAGATAGTCAGGACGCCGCTTTCCATACTTGATGGCAATACGGTCTAGGAACTGGAGCCATGCGTCCTCGGAAGCCTTGTCTGCGTCAGTCGGTTGCTCGGGAAGATTGTTGATGTCGTAAGTCTCGAACCGATAGTCAAACTCTGCGTAATCGTAAAGCGACTCGCTGAGATCGTGCTCGAGGTTGGGGTCCGCGCCGTGGTCGAGTAGGAGCCTCAGCACTGGGGTATCCTGTGCAATGACAGCCGCGAAAAGTGGACCACTTCCGTCGGCTGTGAGAAGTCTGGGATCAGCGCCATGTTCTAGCATGAAGCTGACGACGGCGTGGCGATCCGCAGCGTCGTAAATGAAACCAGTCACGTCATCCAGGAGCGACTCGCCATGTTCGGTGTATTCGTTGATATCGGCTCCGGCGGCAAGCAGTTCCGCAGCGCGAGTAAGATTCACATCCCAAAGGGCCTTGCGCAGTTCTTCGTTCATTGCGAGCCAGAGCTTTGCCGCGGGTCGGAGGAATAGGCGAAATCCATCCCTTCTCGATTAATTTGGCATTCTTTGACGGCATCTCCGAGCAAGAAGCCCCGGTTACGATCTCGTGCCTTCGGATGTTTTCTATAGAACACGGCTGCCAAGTGCTCGCATCGCCGGCTCCATAGTGTGGCGACGCAGCCCGTGAGCTTGCAGCGAACTCTACCATGTTTAATGGGACGCCAGTGAGCACAGTAAACCCTCCGGCTCAAACGCCACCGCTCGGCGGCGCGGGCATCGTCGGAAAGTGTGGCTAAGTGCGCATCCACCTCTGCCATCGTCCGAAAGCCAGAGTTGTGCGCCGGCAGATAGCCGTAGCAGTATCTACCTGTTGGGATTTTCTCGTTCATGGAGTGATCAGAAGTCCCCCTGCCGGATTGAGGAGTCGTTTCAAGCATGGGCGGATGATGACCCAGGTGCAAGAGAACGCCGTAAAATCGACCAATCTCGGGCTTTGACTATTGCGGTTGGGTAAATGTCCTACGAACCCGCCATCGTCGAAGCCCTCGGCCTGACCGCGCCTGCCGGAGACGCGCCAGCCGCTGTGCAGAGCGCGTGGACGCGCCTCCAAGAATCCCTCACCGCCTGGCGGCAGATGCACGGAGTGTCCCATCAGAGCTTGGGAGCCGGGCCCAGCGTGAGCATGTTCGAGGACAAGCTCGCCCAAATGGTCGCCATCGATCTCCGGGTTTACAGGAACGCCCTCGATGCCGTCGGACTCGCTGCTGATCCGATGCAGCAACGCCGCCCGATGGGGACCGGATGGGACTTTTCAACCCGCCACGTTCCCGCCTGATGAGTGCAATTCTCCTCACAGACAGCAGCGGACGCCCCTACGATCCGTCCTTCATGGCTGCCGCGAGCGCCGTCACCGCGGGCAGCGGAGTCGGAATCGCTGCCGCGCAACAATCGCCGATCCGCGGTCACATCAACCCGATGGACCGTCGGCAGAAGTTCGTCCTGACCGGCGAGGCAGGGAGGATCGTGCGCCAGAAGATGCGCTGGCTGAAGGCGAACAGCTACGGAGCCATCGCCACCCGCGTCGCTGCATGGGAAGGCCCGGTCCGGCCAGACCCCGACACCGGGGATGCCGACTACAACAAAGTGCTCCGGGACTTTTGGCAGGAAACGCAGGTCGATTCCTGCTGCTACGATCTGAGCCGGAAGTTCACAGCGGAGTCCTACCAGGAAATGATGGAGGTGAACGCCCTGACGATGGGAGACGGCCTGACCGTGTTCCGCTGGGACAAGGACGGCTGGCCCGCGGTGCGATTCTACGACGCCCTAAGCGTGGACAACCCGTCGAACAGCTACAACACGCCGGAATGGATCGATGGCGTGAAGGTGGACGGCGACCACGCGCACCTCGCGTATCGCCTCATCAACGACACGAAGCCCGGAGCGCCGTGGCGCGCACTTCAGGATGTTGTGAGCGCCGCCGACTGTTTCTTCCACGCGGGCTTCGAACATCCCGCCGATGTTCGCGGCGTCTCGCCGTTCCTCGCCGCGATCAATCCAATGATTGATCTTCAGGAAATCGACATGGCCGTGATCGAACTGATCAAAGTCGCCAGCCGCATCGGGATGAGTCTCGAAACCGCCGCCGGCAGTCCCGGCGAGGAACCCGCGCCCGTGGACGGCCCGTGGGCCAAGACCATGTTCCGACCCTCAAGCCCCGCGCCCACCGGAGCCGCTACAGATGCGCCAGAGATCCCGCGCTACGTGGAAGAAGTGATGGGAGGTCCATCCCTCGCCAGACTCGCCGCCGGTCAGAAGCTCAATCTTCATGCCGTGGAGCGGGACATCCCCAGCTACGATGAAACTCGCGGCAACACCCTGGAGAAGATCGCCCTCGCCCTCGGATTGCCCGCGCCGATGCTGTTCGGGCTGTTCACCGGTCGCTTCGGTGGCACCGGTCCTTCCATTCGCCTGACCATCGGCGACAGCCACCTGTGGCGTAATCGCCGGCTCGCCCGTCGCACACCGTTCGTGAAGCGCGACTACGGCCGCCGGATTGAGCACGCCATCCGCACCCGACTCATCGCGCCGCCGAAGCGCAGCGTGCTGAAGCCGTTCCGCTGCCTCGCGAGATTCAGCGAGGCCTACACTATCGACATCGGTCGCAACACTCAGGAGGACAAAGTGAAACTCTCGCTCGGCGCGCTGAGCCTTAAGCGCCTCGCCGCGGAGCGCGGTCACGACGCCATCACCGTTCTCAACGAGCGGCTCGATGAACTGGAGCACCTCTGGAACGAGGGAGTGGTCAATCGCGGCCTCCCCCAGAGCATCGTGTTTCCTGAAAGCAAGGCCGCTCCCGCGCCGGCTGATCAAGGGGCCGACACACCGGAGGCCCCGGCACCAAAGCCGGAGTGAATCTGCATACAGCAAACATACAGCAACTCGCCAAAAGAATGTCCGAAATATTTTCACGCCTACCACGAATTGCCGACGCCGTCTTCAATCAGCCGTGGATGATTCTACCGGAATTCCATCTCCGCACCCTGGTGCCGCAGTTGCTCGCAGCTGTCGAAAACCCAGACCGCTATCATCGGACGATGAGGAGTTCGGAAACCCGGGATCCGTATGCAAAGCAACGAACCTTCGACGCCTCGCTAATCGCAGCCGGCCAGCCCGCGTGGCTCATCAAGCCCGAGGACAAGCGCGCCAGCATCGCCTACAACATTGATGCGCAGAGCGGAGTCGCGCAAATCTACGTCAACGGAGTGATCGGCAAAGCCCTCGACAGCTTCGACATGGACTGCGGCGGTGTCTGCCTCGACCACGTCGTCGCCGCACTGGAGCATCTCGCCGAATTCTCGCCATCGGCACTCGCGCTCCATTTCAACAGTCCCGGTGGAACCGTGACCGGTGTGAGCGAAGCCGCGGACGCCATCACTGCCTTCTCGCGCGGAGTGGCCCCGGTCCATGCCTACACCGACAGCATGTGCGCCAGTGCAGCCTACTGGCTCGCCTGCGCCGCGGATGATTTCACCGCCGCGGAATCCTCCTACATCGGAAGCATCGGCGTGTATTGCGCCCTCGTCGATTCCTCGAAGATGTACGAGGAGAAAGGCGTCTTCGTGAAGCTGATCTCTTCCGGAATCTACAAAGGACAGGGCACTCCCGGGGTGCCGCTCTCGGAAAATTATGTCGCCCTGCGAAAGCAGCAATGTCAGGCCACGGCGGAGCGGTTCTTCGGAGCGGTGATCGGTGCCCGCGGGAACCAGATCGCCAGCGAGGCCGCCGCCATTGCCGAGGCCAACGGGATGCCGCTACTGCCGGAAGAGTGGGCCGCGTCCATCATGCAGGGGCAGGCATGGTACGCCAGCGACGCGCCCCGCTCCCTGACAGACGGCTTCCACGGCGACCGCCGCGCGCACCTGCGCTCCCTCGCCGGACGCCGCAGACGTTGACATCCGCGCCTTGGGTATCGCCACCGCATCACCATGAAACGACTCTCCGCTCTCGTTGCCATTTTCGCCGCCGTTCTTTTCTTCCCGTGCCTCGCCAAGGCCGAAGATTCGCCGGCCCCGGACAAACCCGTCCCGCAGCAGCAAACGCCCGACAAACCTGCCCAAGCACAGGGCGAAGCCGCTCCCAAAGCCCGGCGGGAAGACGAGGATGAAGCCTCGGAGCGCGCCGGCCGCATTGACAAGATGGCTGCCTACTTCCGCTCCAAAGGCGGACTCGCCGACAGCATCGCCGCCGCCACCGCCCGTGCTGAAAAGGCGGAGAAGGAACTCGCCACCGCCCGCGAGCAACTCAGCGCCCTGACAAAAGAGAATGAGCGGCTCAAGGCAGACTGGAAGGCCCTCGAAGAAGCCGCCCTCGCTCCGGAGGACGCCAAGTCCGAAGCCTCACAGAAAGCCGCCGCCGCGATCAATGCGCAGGTCGGCAAGGAACTCCGCTCCATCGGCCACGTCCCCAAACAGAAGGACGCCGCCGCCGACACCAAAACTCCAGAGGCCAAAGACCGCCCGCTCTCGCCGCTCCAGTTGATCGCCCTCGGACGCCAGAAGGCGCAACTCAACTAATCACCCTATCCGTTCAGTTTCACACCCCGTCGCCATGCCAACCGCACTCGAAATCGCCATGGGCCGCAGTGTTCCCCTCACTCAGGGAATCCTGATGGCCGTCCAGACCAGCCATCCGCTGCTGTCCGCCTTTGATGTCCGCACCACGACTGACAAGCGATTCATGTCGCTGGTCCTAACTGGCCTGCCGGGATCCGCTTTCGTGGAATACAATCAGGGCTTCACTCCCAGCAAGACGACTCTCGCCATCCGGGAGTTCGACTGCAAGCTCATCGGTGGGCAGGTCGCGGAGGAAGTGATCACCGCCAACGAATGGAATAAGGCGCATCCGCACGCAGGATACACTTACTTCGATCTCCAGACCGAAGGCAAAACGACCGCGGACCTTCGCCACATCGAACGATGCACGATCTACGGCACCGCGGTCGATCCGAAAGCCCCCGCCGGACTCAAGGAACTGACTCCGTTCATCCCGGCCAGCAACAACCTCGCCCTAACCGACAGCCCGGATGACTTCGACTTCACCAAATCGGTGATCAACGCCGGAGGCACCGCCGCCGGGACAGCGTCCAGCGTTTATTCCATCTGCTTCGGCGACAAGGACGCGCAACTCGTCATCGGCAACGACCAGGGTGGCGAGTTCTTCACCATGTCGGACATTATCCAGCAAATGCTGCCGCCTGACCCCACGAAGCCGACGGAAACGAGCCTGCATAACGTGATGCAGATTCACGGCTTCATCGGCCTGAGCGTCGGCGGATTCACGAAGCTCACGCCGGACCAAACGGTGCCGACGCAATACGCCGTTCGCCGCCTGGCCAATGTGACCAATGACGCCGCCGCCAAGGTAACCGACGCCAAGCTCGAAAAGCTGGTGCTCTCGCACAACGACGGCAAACGCCCCAGCATCCTCGCCATGTCGCCGCGTTCCGGCGATCAATGGGCCGCGAGCCGGAGCGCCGCCAACGTGTCCGTCTTCCTCGGCGGCATGGGCTCGGCGAAAGACAGCCAGGTCAACCTGCAAGCCCCGCGTCCGACCAACTACGAAGGCGTGCCGGTCGTTTACACCTCCCTGATCCGAAACAACGACACCATCGAAATCTAACGCCATGATTCCAGACGCCCTCTCCCGCAAATCCCTCGCGCTGCCCGCCGCCGGTGCGACAGCCAACACGGCATCCATCGACCTCGGTGCCGCGCCCGGTCCGGTCCCTGCGCTCCAGGTGGAAATCCTCGTCGCCCTGCTCACCGTCCTCGTCGCCACCAAAAAGATCACGCTCACGCTGCAACACAGCAGCGACAACGGAGTCGGCGATGCTTTCGCCGACGTGCCCGGAACCGGCACCATGATCGTCACCGGGGCCGCCGGCAACGGAGCCGCCGCCAGCCTGTTCCGTCTCTACCTGCCCACGGATGTGAAACGCTACATCCGCGCGACCGCGACCGTCGAGGCCGGCGGCGGCGACAACACCGCCAAGACGTTCACCCTGCAACTCGCTGTCTAACCGGAATCCACTGCCATGCCCAAAGAACCCACTCTCACGCCGCCCGCGGATCAATTGCCGGGCGATCCCGCCGCCCTCGAAGCTCAACTCCGCGCGAAGATCGAAGCCGAACTGCGCGCGGAGTATGAGCAGAAGCTCCGCGCTACCGCATCACCTGTCCCGACTCCGCCTGCCGACGGAAAGCCAGCGATCTACTACTTCCAGCATGGCCGCGATCTCGTCGCCGTGCCGGTGATCGCCGCTGGCAGCAACCTGCATCATCCGAAGACCGGAGCGCTGCTTGTGACCGGAGCGCAATCGTCCGACCAGCCCGCCAACGGCCGCTACGTCCTCAAGAACTGACCGATTTCTCCTCCTGCCCTGGTGAAACCCGCGCCCCGGTTCCGGTCCTGACCGGTTCCGGGGCGTTCTCTTTTCAACTGCCCGACCATGCCCGCGCCCTTCCTCACTGGTGCCCTGCGCTTCCTCCAGCAAATGACCGTCGCCACGTTTGGAGGCCCGGAGAAAATCTGGTGGCCCGCCGATGCCGCCGCGAAAACCTACACAGTCCCGGTGGAATGCGCGGCGGCTCCCCAGGATGGGCAGAGCCGGGAACTGGCCGGTCTGCTCACACTGGCCACGGACGGCCAGGTGTTCCACTGCACGCTCGCCCATTTTCCGTTCCCGCCGGAGCCGGAGATGATCTTCATGTTCGGGCCGCCCATCGCCAATCCGGACGCGCCACCGGCGACGATCTTCGACCCCGCCGTGTCGCGGAAATTCATGGTGAAGACCACGAAGAGCTACGGCGAGCACATCATGATCACCGCCGAACTGCACGGCATCGGATGATGCATACAGCAAACATACAGCAACTCGCGTTGAGAAATCTGAAACTTTTTTCCATGCCCCGTGGCCGAACAAGGACTCTTCATCATCACCGACACCAGCATCATCGCCTCGCTCGCGAAGTATGCCGCCGCGGAGGCTGTGCGCGGGAAGGGAATGCTCGAAACGGCGCGGAAGGTGTTCCGGTTTCTCGTCTCGTTCGCGCTCGCGAAGATTCCCAACGGCGACCCGAAGAAAATCCGGGCGAACCTGCTGCAAATCGTCACGGCATACACCCGGGTGCGGGCCGCATCGGTCGGAGTTTCCTCATCACTGCGGACCCGGAGAACGCGGCGCAATGCAACTGCCGACGCGCTGCGCGGCACGCTCGCGGCGAAGCTGGTGTGGATTCTGAACTACCTCGCCGCCCGCGATGCGAAAGGCGCGGCATTCTATCGCATCGTCCGGAAGTTTGTGAATGCGCGCGCCTACTCGGCCCGACTGCACCGCGCCGGTCTTTATCCCGCACTGGAAGGCACGAAAGCCCGCGTCTCGGGGGGCAAGCTGCCGAAGTATCGCCACACGCCCGGCAGCTTCGCGGAGAGCCTCACAGACGATGTGGCCACGATCCTCGCGGAGAATTGGGCGAGTGCCCACGGTCCCGGAGCCAAGGGCATCGTGGGACTGGCCAGCTACGCCTTCGATACTGCGCTGCCCGAAGTGGACACTCTCCTGACGCGCTATCTCCGGGAGAACATGGCGCGAGCCGCGAAAGCCGCCGGATTCCAAGTGCCGGCATCCTGACACTGCCATGAACCTGCTCACCACTCCGCCCATCAAAGCCCTGCTCGAAAGCATCGCGCGTGTCCTGCGGGAAGGCATTCCGCAGATACCGGCGCTCACTCCGACGCAGCCATGGGCCGCGGGACAGCGTTGCCCCGAAGGACATCCGTTCTTTCCCAAAGGGCTGATGCTCGTAGATTTCATGCAGACGGGGAAAGTCCACACGCCGAGCTGCGAGATCCTGTGCGACGAACAAGCGGTGGCGAAGGCGGAGAATGACGACCGCCTCTGGAAAGTGCCGGTCGAGATCGACCTCCTCTGGGATCGCGACATCTGGGAGGCCCCGGAAGGCGAGCAACTCCAGGCGGTGGTGAAGATGATCCTGACCAACGCCATCACGCTACCTGACACTTCGGTGCAGACGGCGCAGGCGAGGCTTTCCACCGCCGGCCTGCATGTTTGGGGTTCACGCGATGGCGACAACTTCCTCGGGCAGGACTTCGCCAAACTCACTGCACTCGAAGGCCATCCCCTGATGTCGTTCAGCTTCACCGTCATCTGTAGCGGCATTCGCCAACCCTGAATCCCCATGCCCGCCGCCATTTTCAACCCGCTCGCCGCCGTCATCGTCCACAGCCAGGTGCCGGTGAATCCGCTCACGTTCCAGCTTCTGGAAGCTGAGGAGGCTCTCCTCGTTCATGCCTGCCGCCGGCAGGCGACGCGACAGGAATGGCGGCGCTACAACCGGCACGGGAAGCTCATCGTGTTCGTGCGACACAGTCCGGTGCTCACCTATTCCGTGCGCGCCACGGCTCTCGATCCGACCGGAGAGAATCTCGGGAACTATCACCCGGGCCGCTGCCTCAGTGACCGCTCGCTCGCGTTCATCAACGGGAGCCGCACGCCGTTCCAGTTTGAACGTGAAGTGGAGGGCGTCATCCCAGGCAAACTCATCCTGCTCAATCCCTCACAGGAGCCGGGAGCCGGTGACGCGACTGAAGTGGACTTCACCATCGAACATGCCTTCGTGGACCTCGACGTTGCGGAGTATCCCGGCGGCAGCGTGGCCACGCCCGCGGAGCCGGAACTTTTCATCACGCTGCCGGAGCAATCCGCCGCTGATCTCACCGCCGAGGCCCTCGAAGCACTGATCGAAGCCGTGTTCCTCAATGCCAACCCGTTCGCCGGCGAGCCGTTCACCCTGACGCTCTACTATGGCGATCCCGCCGGGAGCGGCGTCGCGGTGTCCGATCCGTTGCCGCTGAGTGATTGGCTCAACGTCGATGAACCGGACCTACCATCGCGCACCCGCGTGCGAAATCATGCCGTGCTCGAATTCCTCGACGCCTCCGGCCTCGACCGCACCGTCACGCATCTGCTCTGGTCGAAGAATGGCGTGCCCGTCGCCCGCAAGGAACTGTCCAGCCCGGTCGTGATCCCCGGCTACTACGGCCTGCGCGTGCCGATCAACGCGCTGTCGCTACAGCTCACCTGGCCGCAGGACGGCGACATGGCGGGATCGTGGACGGAACATCCGGCGCATCTTGCCTTCCGTTACCTCTTCGGCACCGAGACCCTCGATCCGACAGAGACAGTCTGCTATGTGGCGTGCTTCGACGGCGACCCTCACACCACCGGCAACGCCATCGCGGACAACAACCTGACGCTCGACCGTTCAGTGAGCGGATGGACGACCTCGGGCAGCAACGCGACGAGCGCCGCGGCAGTTTCCGGCACCGACACGGCGCCTCCCGGCGGATGGACCATTCCGTTCGTGGTCGTCGGCATCAATGACGTACAAACGTGGTGGATCGTGAAGGAGTTCTCACCGCCGCTTTTCGTGCCGGAGGGCTTCACGGTGAGCATCAACCCCGGCGACCTCGACGTGACCATCTCCTGATCTTTGACATCGGGCACAAAGGGAAACCGCCACGTTTCCTATGCCCGCCGCCGCCTTCAACGCCCTCGCCGCCGTCGTCATCCACACCCAGCTCGCCGACTTTCAGGTCGAAGCCTTCGGGATCCCGAACGACATGGTCGGACTCCTCGTCAATACGATCACGCCCAAGCCGACGCGCACCAAGGTGCAGAAGGCCAATCACCTCGGCTTCGAGGGCATCATCGACATCCATAAGAACCCGCAGTTCGCGCTCGATGTGGATGCCGAGGACTACATGACGACCGGCAAGTTCAACGGTCGCCAGCCGGGCGAAGCCATCTCCCGCGCCGACGTTGCCAACTACGTGCCGCAGGTCCGGCACAAGTTCCCTGACAGCGGCTACTTCGTTTTTGACACGGTGGACCCGTCGCTGCCCGCAGCGGACCTCCACAAGAACAAGTTCACGCTGGTACTGAAGTGGACGCCGGAGGCTTCGGTGCAGGTGCTCACGCCAGCCAACGCGGTCTAAACCATGAACCGCCTCCCGCTGAGCCTCCCGTCGAAGCACGCTCCCGACACGCCGCTGGTGCGGCTGTGCCGCGCCCTCGGCACGCATCCCTACGCCGTCGTTCTGAGCGCGCTCGGATGGAAACCGGTGCCCTACGCCTACAAGCGCGAGGACGGCGACGACCTCACATGGTTCGTGGACAGCGAAGTCGGTCGCGCCCATAACCTGCTTACGCGTTACGAACTGCCGGCGGAGTCCCCGAAATCGCTGGCCGTCTCTGAGCCGAACAACCCGTTCCTCGCCGGCATGTGCGCGCTGGAGAACTTCGCCGCGCTCCAGAATTGGGGCCGCACCGGTGACATCCCCGCCTTCGCCTCCTGTGGCCGCTTCCTGCGCGCCTGTGGTGTGCTGAATGGTCCCGGCTGGTGCGGTCCGGCGCAGCCCGCTAAAGCGATTCTGGGCTTCGCCTATGCTGCTGCGATTGCGACGTGCGGCTTTCGCCCGTGGCCTGAACTCGGCGCGCACGGAGACCAGCCGATGGTGGCGTTCGCACGCGAGAGCCAGACGTTCCCGGGGCTGTTCATCGAAGACATCGAGCGTGTATGCGTTCAGCCGGCAGGCGGGCTGACATTGCGCGAACTGCCGGGTTTTCCAACGGAGGAACATCCGTTCTTCTACGCCCTCCAAAGTGTGCTCGCGCTCGCCGGCTTCCAGGCCGCGCAGGAATTGGCCCGCAAGCAGCCGCGTGTCGTCATCAAGAGCCGCAACTCGCCCGCATCGGTCATCGCCTCACAAGAGGCCCTGCGAGAGGGCAATCACGCGACGCAGGACTTCCGCGACGCCGTGCGGAAGCATCTCAAGAAATCTGCTCCTCAACCTGCCTGACACATGGACTTCGCCAGCCTTCCCATCGCCGCTCTGCCACTTCCGTCAGCCGCTGAAAATCGGTGGGGCGAGGCTGCGCCCCAGCCGACTTCCTCACGCAAACACCTTCCCCTCGCGCAGCGCCTTACGTTGAACCCGACGATCACGGCGAAGGTGAACTACTTCGACCTCGCGCAGACGCGCCGCGCGCCGTTCGACCTCCGCACCGCTCTGATCTGGCTCTGCCTCTGCGCACACGACAACAGCGTGTGGTGGGAGCCGCGTGCGCCGGAGCATGTGGATGGCGTGGACGCCCCGCCGCTGCCGCTGGCGCTCGACTTTGCAGCATGGATGCGCTACATTCAAGACTGGCAGGCGGCGAACTTTGCTGTCCACGAAGATCAGGACATCGAAGCCCTCGCACTCCGCGTCTGGATCGGTGCGCATGAGACGGTCTGCGTGCCGGAGGAAGACTCAAAAAAAAACGGGACAGCAGCCCTCCGCACTGGAGTGAGTTCTACGCCCATGTCCTCGGCAGCGGAGACTCAGGCCGGCGCGACTACGTCCTCTTCCAAATGCCCCTCCGCGCGGCTCACGCGCAACTACACGCGTGGCTCGCGGCCAACGGAGTCGCCTGCCTCAGTCCCGCCGAATCCGCCCGCCGGGACGCCGAGATAGACGCCCTGCTCGACAAAGCCCTCGCCTCCTGACGTATGGCCACGCGCAAATCGAGCATCGGTGCCAGCCTCGTTATTGATCGCCGCCAGTTCAAAGCGGCGCTCGATGCGAGTAAGGGCGATGCCGTCGCGTTCGCCAAATCCCTGGAGGCCATCAAGGCCCCGCGCAGTGGAGTGCTCGCCGGTGAAGGCGTAGGCGGGAAGTGGGCCGACATCGGCGGGAAAGTCACTGCTGCGAAAGCGGCGCTCGAAGTCGTCGGCAAGATCAAAGACAAGCTCGCGGAGCCGGAGAAAGTGGAGATGGAATTTGAAACGGCACTCGCCGGCCTAGCCGCCGTGCAGGACGGTACCGAGACGCTGGAGCAGCAGATGAAGGCGCTCTTCGAGCTGGGTGAAAAACCCGGCCTCGGATTCCAACAAGTCATGGAAGCGAGTGTCGGACTGCAGGCCGTGGGACAGGATGCCAGGAAGGCGCGTGAAACGATGGAGGAGTTCGGCAACGCCGTCGCGCTCGTCGGAGGAGGGAAGCAGGAATTCGGCGAAGTCATGGTCTCGCTGCGGCAGATTCTCAGCACCGGCAGCGTGGACATGACGAACCTGAAGGAAATCGCGTCGCGCATTCCCCAATTCCTATCCATCGCGCAGAGTCTGGATCGCAGCAGTGCGCCGAAGTTTGTCGAAGCCGCCGTCGAAGAGCTGAAGCAACTCCCGCGCGCCGCGGTCACCGCCCAGGAGGCCCTGAGCAACCTCGACGATGCGTGGAAAAAGAAGTACATCGAAACCAGCGACGGCGCGATGGTGGCGAACGTGACAGCCCGCGTGCAGCGGAGCATCCAGCAACTCGAGATGGGCGGCGCGCATACGGCCGCTGCCAAACTCGCGGAGTGGTGGGGCACCGTGGAGAATGCCGCCTCACAGATGGGCGGTGGCGGCGGTCGTGTGAAACTCACCGACCTCTACGAGACATCGCAGGCGGAGATCGCGCGCCGAAAGCGAGCGAAACAGGAAGCGGACGACGCCAAAAAGACGGCGGATGAAAAGGCCAAAGCCGACAAGGCCGCAGAGGGACTCACGGCTCAGGAGGAACTCACCGCCATCTCCTTCAAGGAACTCGAGATCGAGGAAGCCCGGGCGGAAGGCAAAGAGGAGCTGCTCGCGGAACTGGAGCAGGAACTGCGCATGATGACCGAAGGGAAGGAAATCATGGAGAAGACCGGACTCGCCGCCGAGGTTGTCGCCGATCATCTGCAACGCCGCGCCGATGCGGAAAAGGAAATCGAGCGCCTGCAGAACTCCGCCGGCCAGGGCGCCTTCGCAGCGACGGCACGCGAGGACATGGAAATCGCCCGGCTGCGGAGCCGCGGAAAGAACAAGCAGGCAGACAAGCTCGAGGCCGACCGTGCCGAGCGCCAGCGTGTGGAGCAGCTCATGAAGGAAGGCGGACTCAGTGAGAAGGAGGCAAAGAAGATGGCTGCCGGCGAGCGGCAGATTCAGGAGGATACCGACTACCTCTCGCTTACGGGCCGCCGGAAAATTCGCGGTGCCGTCAGCGAGCGCGGATTTACCGGCCTCGACGGCTACCATCAGTCCGACCGTCTGATGGGCATGGTTGACGAATGGAACTTCGACAAGCTCGACGCCGCGAAGCGGGACCGCAGAAACCGTCCGCTCAAATCCCAACTCGACCGCGAGGCCGGCAAGCCCGGCATCACCCCTGACAAGTTCAGCGGCATGACCATCAAGCAGGCCGACGAGATGCTCGAAGTCCTGCGCGCCATCCGCAGCGCCACCGAGGGCAGCCGCGCTCCGGTCGCCGAAAAAACCCAGCCCCGAAACAACTGACGTGCCCGCGCTGATTGACGATGACCTGACGCTCTTCGGAGGGCGCGCCGATTGGGAAACCAATCCGGTGCTATCGCCGGACGCCAGCGGCTTCGACCGGGTGTCGGCGGTGCTCTGCTTCCGCGGCACCGGTCTCGAACTGCACAATCTGCTCGCCCTCGGCAGCCAGTCCTGTCCGGACTTCGCGGGGCGTCCGCTCTTCTACACCGGGCCGAAAGTCATGGAGGCGCGCTTCGGCTATCAGATCGCGGAACTCACCTGGGCCGGCATGGCGGAAGCACCGTGGACCACAGCGCCCGTGATGTTCCTGGGAACGAATGCCTACGTCCGCAGCATCAACATCACGATGACCACCGAGGAAAGCCTCTGGCCCCGTGATGTGAACGGCAACACGCTCTACCTTGGCTCGCCCTACGCCCCGCCCGCCAGCGTCGGCGGCGCACCCGGCCTGCGCACCTTTACCGCACTCGCTCCTTCCGGCGGCAGCATCATCACCGCGCAGCTTCCGTGGCGCATCCGCCTGATTGGTCGCGCGTGGAGCATCAAGATGGCCGGCATCATCGCCGGGCCGCGCACTGCCATCATCAAGCCGCCGAAATGTATCGTGCCGGACCCCACCGTCGCAGGCGGCGGACTCTCGGAAATCAACTGGCTGAGCACAGGCGACCCGCTCGTCACATGGAGCGGCGATGCCGGAGCCTCCGACGGCTGGGTCTGCCGGAACTACGACACCTCCCAGGAGCAACCGCTCGGCAGCATCGTCCTCGCACGATGGGAGGCATACTTCCAGTGGGTCGAGCGTTACGGCCCTTAACTTTTCCTTTTTGATGCTGTTTTCGCGGCTGTTTTCGCGGGCTTTGTAGGTTCCGGTGCCAATCCTGGTTTTGCCTCGGCTTTTACGGTTCTCCGATTCCACCAAACTATGCCAAGGATCGCGATAGCCATAATTACTGCATAAGAAAGGTACGGCAGAAAATTACCGCGGGATTCGTCGCCCTTGGTGAGGGGCGACGAGGGCAAAGAAGCTACCTGTTGTGGCCCTCCAACAAATTCAAAAGTAAAACTCTCTATGGGGCCAACTCCTGTCCCTAGACCCACCTGCGCCCCTTGATGATTCGATTCTATTGGTGGGATAGGCGTTACATTTAGATACTGCTTCCGGGGATCGCCATCGGAGCGAAGGGCGATGCTCCTTCCGTGAAGCGCATTAAGGGTGCTGATTCTAATGGCTTCAACCTTATCAGACGCATTCGCGATCTCTGAGAGCTGCTGGCCTATCCCTGTGCCATAGGCTTGGTGGAGTTGTTTACTAATCTCGCGCGGTACTTCGTGGAAACTGGATACGGCGAGCCAAGCAAAAATCGCTATAGTAGCGATGCAGAAAGCGCCTTTGTAGAAGGCAAGCTGGCGTTCAAGTGCGCTCAATCGGGAGTCTAAATCGTCGCTCATTCAGCGAGAGTAGGAACTGCGTTATCGGTGTCGAGTGCAATTTTGACGTTTGGCCCCGCGTCAGAAAGCCGACCCGCTTTGACATTTTCGCAAGGAGTATCGCATGAACAGCAAACTCCTTGTCACCACCCAGCCCGGCATGGCCACCCGGGTCATTCCCCTCGCGCCGATGCACGACAACGCCGCGCGGATCGAGCTGCCCGCCAACGTGCAGGAACTCATCGGCGAAGGCCCCAATTACGGCGTCTTGCAGTCCACTGGCAGTAGCGCGCAACTGATCCTCGGTCCTCGCTCGATCACCGATGATCCGGGTTACCACAACGGCACGAAACCCAAGCCGGACCTCCGCATCCTCCGTGCGCTCGCCATCGAGTGCGTCTCCACGGCGCCGGCAGGACCAGCCGCATGGGAAGGTGACCCGGAAATGAAGCGGACCTTCGGTTACATCGCCGACGCCGGAGAGCCGAATGCCAACCAGACCGCCGCCGCCGCGCTGCTCACCGCGTGGAATCCCGATGAAGTGTTCACCGTCGGAGACTTCAGCTACAGCGTGGAGGCAGACGGCAGCACGGGACTCAATGCGGACCTGGCTGCGTTCGCCGCCTTCATCGCCGCCTCGAAACTCTTTCCGGTGCTCGGCAATCACGAGTGGGATGCCGCCGGCATCATGGCGCTCCTCGATGCCAAGTTTCCCTACGTCACCGCCTTTCCCGGCACGTCCTACTACGACAAGCTGATCACCGACGAGGATGGCGAGCCGTTCGCGCACCTTCTGTTCCTCGACGGTGGCCGGAAGTCCGACTGGACGGCCATCGGTGCCGGCACCACCGGCGGCGCAGGACCGGGATCCACACAGTGGAACTGGATGCTCGACCAGATCGCCGAGGCCGACCGCTTCAACGTCCGCTGGCGCATCGCCTGCGTTCACTGGCCGATGACCACGGGTGTTGCCGGGACGACGATCATGCCGGAACTGGTCGCGCTCGCGCGCAGCGGTCACTTTGATCTCATCCTAGCCGGACACACGCACAGCAACGAAGAGCTGGTCGTCCACGGCGTGCCGGTGCTGAACATCTCGACCGCGAGTCAAGATGTGCGCACTGCCACCGACACCCTGTACGGCGCGTTCGGCGACGTGCAGACCGTGTGGAAGGACAGCACCCGACACTGCATCACCCGGCTGCGCCTCACGCCGCACACCCTCACATGGGACATCTTTGATCTCGCAAGCAGCGCCGCGCCCATCCGCACGCGAACCATTACGCCGCGAACCGTGAAGCCCGTCGGTTCCTACACCGTCCTGCTCCAGGATGGCGTGAGCGGCGTCAGTCAGGACATCAAGTGCCAGTTCAAAATGCAGGCCGGCGACAGCGTGCTGCTCAAGTGGCCGCAGGGCCTGCCTTTCACGGGCAACGCCGCCCACCTGACCGTCAGCGGCAACCTCGATGCTCAACACACCCTCCTGCGGGCCGTCGCCGTCGGATTCTGACCTCTCACCCTATCATCCCATGAACCTGCTCCTCACCGGTCTCGTGACCGAATCCTACTTCCAAGTGCAGCCGGAAACCGCCGGGGCCGCCGCCGCATGGCGGAACCTCACCCGCGGACGGCTTGAATTTCCGACCGCCGACGGCGCGATCTCGCAATACCTGACACCTGTCGCCGGTGTGACCTACACGTTCGACAACTTCCCGGCGGTCGAACTGAACGGCTCGCCCGTGATGAACGACATCGGTCTCGCGGCAGCTTTTGCCAACTTCCACCTGCTGCATCTGCGCATCGCACCCTATCGTCCTGACATCGCCGCCAGCGGCAGCGTCGCCGCCACCCTGACGGACTTGTTCGGCACCGGCGCGCATGACTGCGGCATCCTCAGCATCGGCGACGAACTGATCCGGACCAAGAAGGCCGGCTTCGAACTGATCTCGACCAGCAAGCTCGAACTCGTCGTTACCGACCCGGTGAACCTGGCCATCGAGCTGATGCTGCTCGGAACCGAGACCAGCGGCGGCGTCCCATCCTGACACTTTCACCTCAACACCGACATCCTCCCATGACCGATTCCTACGCCTCCTGCACCAACTACCAGCCCGACCCCTGCGTGCCCCTCACCGGTGTCTGGCCACTCAACAATCACCCCGCCTTCGACGTTCCCCTCAAGGGAGACTTCGCCGTCATCGCCTGTCACTTCAATCCCGCCGGCTACGAGAAACCACGCCGCAACATGGCTGTCTTCCTCGACTGGCTCTGGGGTCAAAGGGTGCCGGTCTTCATGGTGGAACTGACGTTCCCCGGACAGACGCCCGTCCTGCCGCAGAAGCATGAGCGTGTGCTCCAGGTGCAGACCGCGCCGGAACACTCGCTCTGGCACAAGGAAGGACTGCTCAATCTCGTGCCGCGGATCGTCCCGCACCAATTCCGCAAGCTCGCGTGGATCGATGCCGACGTCATCATCCGTCAGAAGCAATGGTACAACCGCGCGAGCGCGCTGCTCGACCAGGTCAACGTCGTCCAGCTTTTCAGCCGGGCGATCTTCACGAACGAAGCCGGATGCGAATGCGGCCTCAAGCCGTCCGTCGGCTATGCCGCAGCGAACCGGGATCCGCGACGGTCGGAGTGGCGCTACTTCCACTGTGGCTTTGCATGGGCCGCCCGGCGGGAGCTTTGGGAGCAGTTCGGCGGACTCTATCACTCCATCATCGGACACGGCGACACCATCATCGCCCTGGCCGCGATGAATGCCATCAACCGCGACCACACGCACATCCGCCCGCTGAATGAAGCCGTCTGGCGCGCGATTCAGGACTGGTCGGGACCGGTGGCGAAGTGGACGCAGGGCCGCCTCGACTGCCTGCCTGCCGACATGGTGCATCTCTGGCACGGCGACCGGAATGCGCGCAATTACATGGGGCGCCTCGAATACACGCGCGATCTCGATCCACGCACTGATGTCGCGCCCAACGGCCGCACCGGAGTCATCGAATGGACGCGGCACGCCCTGACAAGGAAGCCGCACATGGTCGATGCCGTCCGCGGATACTTCGCTGAACGAAAGGAGGACGGCTAGTATGAACCCGATTCCTTCGCCGGAAGTCCTGAGCGGATACGAGAAGCTGGGCATCATCGGCATCCTGCTGCTGGTACTCTCCGTCGGCCTCGTCGTCATCGCGTGGGCCGTGCGCCGCTTCAGCAAGCTGGCCTCCCAGGCCTTCGAGTTTGTCCAGAAGCAGACCGAAGCCCTGACAGGCGTGAAGAACTGCATCGAGCAACAGCACGAAACGCAGACCCGCCTGCACGAACGTCTGGATGGCCTGTTCAGCTGCGCGCGCAGCGGCTGCCCGGTCTTCGAGATGCGCAAGAAGCAACAGAAGGACGCCGTGCGCTTCGCGGAGCCTGACGAATCCCCGGCAACTCAACCCGCGCCCTCCATCCAATGAAACGCCGCACCCTCACCATAATCGCCGCCGCGCTGGCGACAATCACGCTGCCCTCCTGCGAGACCCTCAAGGGCGTTCCCATCACGGTCTCCTACAAGGCGCACCTCGACGGTCTCGACCTCACCGCCGGCTACAGCCGGAAGGACGGACTGAGCCTCGCCGCGGAGCACCTCCGCATCCTCACCCAAAAGTAGCCTCCGGCAACTTCAACAACCTGACACCATGCTCCCATCCACCGATCCTGCCCACCGCGGCATGGGCACTCTCCAACTCCAGGGTTACATCGCCGATGCCCTCACCAGCGGTGCTTCCATTTCAGTCAGCTTCACGCGCCCCGCGGATGCCACGCCTTACGCCGCCGGAGATGCCGTCGGAGCCGCCAGTGCCATCCTGACATTCAACGGCATCGCCGCTGGCTCGATGCCCGGCAGGAACATCATGATCACATCCGCCGCGCTCCGGTTCGATGTGAATGCCGTGCCCGCCGGCATGTCAGGATTCAGGCTGCACCTTTATAGCGCCGCCCCGGATGCCATCGCAGACAACGGAGCGTGGGATCTCGCCAGTGCCGACGACCGGACCAAATACCAGGGCTACATCGATCTCCCCGCACCCGTGGACCTCGGCTCCACGCTGTATGCCCAGACGGACAGTCTCAACCACCAGGTGCAACTCGCCGACGCCTCTGCGCTGCTCTTTGGCGTGCTCGTCACCACGGGAGCCTACACCCCGACCGCCTCCGCAGTGGGCACCGTCACTCTTCGCGCCATTTCGCTATGATCCCCGCCCGTCTGCCACTGCTCAAACCGCGCCGTTCCTCGCGCAGTCTGCTCGCGGAATTCGCCGACGGGATCTCCGTCGGCAATCTGCCCTCGACTACCAACTGGCAGGAATTGAGCGGCATGGCGTGCCCTACGCTGCCTGCGAACGCCGGGAACCTGTGGATTGTCAGCGACCAGCCCGCCAACATGCTGGCCTGCGTGTCCGCAGCCAACGCCTCCAGCCGGGGCGTGTGGACGCTGCAGGGCGTCAGCATCGCCGCGCCGGCGGATTGGGAGGAAGTGGCCACGGCCCGCATCGGCGGCGTCTCCTATCTCTACGTCGGCGACTTCGGCGACAATGGAAACGCCCGCGCCACATTCAACATTCACCGCTGTGTGGAGCCGGTCATCACCGGCAGCGACGGGACGATCCCGTCCGGTGACATTCACACCATCGTCTGCGCATTCCCCGGCGGAGGAAGTGCCCCGACGCACAAGGACTGCGAGGCTCTCATCGTTGATCCTGACAACGGTGATCTCTTCATCATCACGAAGCGCGAGGCAATCCCCGGCGTCTATCGCCTCGCGCATCAAGTCAGCTACTCCGGCACGCAGACGCTCGAATACCTCGGCAAGATGTGGGACGTTCCTGACATCACCACTGTCCCACTCGGAGCGACCGCGTGCAATGTCGTGGGCGGCACGATCTCCAGCGACGGCAGGGAGATCATAGTGAAAAACTACGACGCCATCTACTACTTTGCACGCCCGGACAAATCGGTCAGCATCTACACCACCCTGACACAAACGCCCGTTCAGGTTTCCTACGTCGGTGGCGGCAGTGTCAGCCCGAAGAAATCGCACCCGCAGGCCGAGCCCCAGGGAGAGGCCATCTGCTTCAGCTACGACAACAACGATTACTTCACCGCTTCCGAATACCTCGCCACGGAGGGCAGCACGGCGTCGCGGTTTCCGCTCTTCAAATACACGCGCCTTCCCAAAGCCGCCGCCACGGTCGCATTCCAGGACGGTGTGGCTCCTGACGCCAGCTACGCCGGCACTCTCGACACCTACATCTGGCAAACCAACCCTGCCACCGTCCGCGGTACGGAAACCACAATCGTCCTCGACATCACGCCCGGCACTCCCAGTGACGACCGCCGTGCGTTGTTGAAGTTCGACCTCTCCTCGATTCCCGCGAACGCCATCGTCGCCGGTGCCCGACTCGATCTGTGGATTTCCGCCGAGGGACAAGGCTGGGCATGGTATCGCATGCTGGTCCCGTGGGATGAGAACAGCACGCACAACAGCCTCGGCGGAGTGTCGAACGACGGCGTGAAAGCCGTGGCCACCGAGAGCGCCCGCAACGGCTTCAACCTCGACACCATCACAGGCATCAGCGTGCGCGACAACATGCTCGTGTCCGACGTGCAGCAAATGGTGGCGAACCCGGCGACGAACTACGGCTGGCTCGGGCTCAACACCGATGCCGGCGGAGACGGCGTCCAATTTGATTCCCGCCAGAGCACCACACCCGCACGCCGCCCCAAACTCACTATCCGCTACTACCTCCCATGAACATCCTCGCCAAAGCATACTCACGCACCGATTTTTCCACCTATCTCCAGACCCTGAAGTGGAACGGCTGGAAGCCGTCGCTCGTGGTCATTCATCACACCGCTGCGCCGTCGCTCGCCCAGCGTCCGAAAGGCCTGCTGAGTGAACACATCGCCAACCTCAAGTGGTTCTACGAGCATGAAGCCGTCGGCGCGCCGTGGTCCGCGGGACCGCACCTGTTCACCGACGAGGATCAAATCTGGACCTTCTCGCCGCTGACGGCGCGCGGCGTTCACGCCAAGAGCTTCAACAGCACCGGCGTCGGAATCGAGATGCTCGGTGATTACGATTCCGAGGAGCCGTGGAGTGGCCGGGGATTGGAAGTCCTGACAACGACCTGCCACGCCGTGAAGGCCCTGCTCGCCGCACTGCAGCTCACGCCGGCAGCCATCCGGTTCCATCGTGACGACCCCCGGACGACAAAGACATGCCCCGGACGCAAGATCACCAAAGAGGCGTTTCTGGCCCACCTCGCCCGGGTGTGAACCTCCGCACTTACTTCCTGACGTTGCAGCGGACGCCTGAGCGCGCCGAGGCCATCATGCGTGAACTTTTCCGCGCAGGATTCCAGCGGCCGCATTGCATGCTCGGGGTGGACGCGAAGCAAGGGATCGACCACCTGCCGTGGTGGCGACCGGCTAGAGCGACATGGCTGTCCAGGTGGGGCCGACTGGAGCCGGTCATCGCCTGCGCCGCGAGCCATCTGCGAATCTACGCGGACGCCCTGAGCCGGCAGACCGCCGCGCTGATCTTCGAGGACGACGCCCGCCTCCTTACCCCCGCAGAGCGATTCCACGCCGCCCTCGACGAGGCCCCGGACGGCTGGGACATCATCCACTTTCACGCCGCTGCCCATTACGACGCCATCACCTTCGCCACCGACGGCCACACGCCAAACCTGCGCCGCATGACCGTGCCCGGTTTCGGAGCCGTGGCCTACGCCATCAGCCCCGGCGGCATCTACAAGCTCATGCACGCCGCATACCCGCTCGACCGCCCCATCGACGTAACCATCCGCCAGACCGCCAGCCTGCGCATCTATCGCACCCTCGAACCATTCACCAGCCGGGACGGCAGCTTCGCCTCCGGGATCCGATGA